ATATAGGCCAACCACCCTTGCTGGTCAGCTGGACCAGGGTAACAACCACAGCCTGAGATCTATCTCCCCTTTGAAAGAATGTTCCCGAACGCCCCACCAGATATCAACCTAGACCTGGATGACGCTCTCGATTGTATTTTCGGGTTTGTCAGCCGAGTCACCCACCGCGGCTGCACCGCCTTTTGTACCGGTGTGCGCAGACTCCTACCGCCACGTGTCCTCGCGTTGCTTACTGGTATGTACAGCCTCGGCTGCATGTGCCTGTATTACGCATTCGGGATTCTGTGGCTCATCTGCGCCAACGGCCTGGCGTGGCTTTCCCGGCCACGGCACAGGTTTCCGAAACTGGCTTTGATCATCCTCCTCCTCTACCTCAACATTCGCTTGAGTGTGGTCGACGATCGCGAACATCCAAATGGCCATTTGGCCGAAACCATTGAGGACATCACTTTTGATATCCCTTGGTCATTGACGCTCAGCCCGTCAGCGCTCGGTGCCATCCAGGCTACCCTGCGTGAACCCACGCTGGTCTTCTCAGCGTGCCTCATTCCGTACGTTCTTTTCGTAATCACTGTTGCGTTTTTCCATTTCTATGTCTCAGCTGCACTGAACCACTTCGCCCCGATGTTCTATCGCCACCAGGTCGATCGTTTGCTCCCGCCTGAGACAATCAAACACCGCTTCCGTGGTAAGGACGGCTATAAAGAATACGATGCCCGGCAAATCCGTGATCTTTTCACACCTGACCAGTTCATGCTTGATCGTGCACATCTGTCTACTGATCCATCGCATACACATCCTAAAGCCGCACAGCGTCGCGCTGCTGCGGTTAATATGGTGGAGGCCCTTTGCAAACGCAATGGCCTTAACCTTTTCGATGATGAGATGTCAAACCGCAGTCAGAAACGTGGACACAAAGGCACTCGAGTTATCGCGGATGTCAAAGATGCATGGTCTTACACAAGTGACCAGCTTAAGTATGACAATCCACAACAGACTTGTCCAGGCCAGACAGTCCAAGCCCACATCGACACCTTTACACACAAGAAACCCCAAGATGCAAATAACACGCTTTCTAATGGCAACATTCATTTCCTATACACGTGGAACCCCTCTGCCGTCGCAGGAAATAGCGATGAGCAAGCGTTCCGTTACGATGAAGAAGGACAGTTCATAACCACCGGCGCAAACTCCATTGATTACCATGATGATCTTTGGGATTTCGAAGGCGACGGTGTTTCTACCTCTTCCTTCAACTATGAATTCTCATACACTGCCAAGTGCTGCATTCTTCTCACTTGTGTGATTTTCACCTACAATCTACTCTGTGACCATCAAGAGAACAGCGACCTCCATTCGTGGTACTTTGGTTACTGGAGGTGGCTCAAGTACGAAATTCCTTACCCAGTTGTTGTCTGGCGCGTATATCAGCATACAAATGCTGGGATCGTCGCCGCCATCACAAATTTCGTCAATAATTTTGGCCTCCCAGTCGCATGGAGAACACTCCTTAACGGCTACGCATACCCATCGTATGATTGGCGCGTTTCCGTTTGGCAGTACCCCTGGGGCGCTCAACCAACCTCTATGACATCAACACAGTGGTATGCCATGGCGGCACTTCTCGGTATTGCCGCCAACAGCTGCCTTAATTTTGTTATTGTCGTTCACAGAGTCCTCCGAATTGATGTTGGTGAAAGCCGTTGCGTCGTACTGATCGTACCGAATAACAAATTCAAAGGGCTAGGTGCCGTGCTTCGCCCGTTCCTCCTTGACGCTGCCTTGAAGCGGCGCAAGCCACACATCTTTTCGACCAAGGGAGGCCATGTTGCCTTTGCCCACCGGTTTAAGAAGCGTAAAGATGTCCCAGCACACTACTCTGCAGCCTACCTAGGCTCACACATCGCTCATTTCATCCCAGATGACGCGGTTGACACGACTAAATCCCTCACTACTGCTAAGTCCGACCCCAGTTTGTCTAACGTCCGGGTCTCGACTAAGGCAGAAGGTGGGGAGATTAGCCGCAATGCGGCTGCCCTCACTATCGCGCTTACCCATCTGGCTGATAACAATCAGCAGCCGATGGAAACCTACAGCTACACCCACGTCCCCACAGTTGTAAGACAGGACGAAGAGGAAGAAGCTGACGGCGTCGAAGTCAAAGACATCCAAGCACATAGGGCTATGAACCCTATCATTGAAGGATGTGACTTTGTACACGCCAATACGCGCGGGGCATGTCTTGACACCGTCAAACGTCGTCTGCGTGAACCCGCTGACAAAGTCAAAGATTACACGATGACCCCCGAATTCGCCAAATATATCCATGAATTCGCCGGGCACATTGTTCGTGAAGTCATCGGGGTAGATGCGGATCAAGAAACAGAGTGTGGCACGCTGGATCTATATGACGAAGGGCGTTATATAGAAGAGCGCAACAAGACCCAGCTCCGCAAATTCCAGGAAGTCCAAGATGTCTACGATATTGACAACCTGGAGGAGCGCCAGGGGTTCCTGAAGCGCGAAGTGCTTGCGAAACCGCACAAACCAGCGAGAGGAATCTGCACTTTCTCTCCCGAGCAACAAGCAATTGGCGGCCGAGTTGCCTTGGCGTACGCTGAGGCCTTAAAGGCTTGCAATTGGATTGGCTGCGGACAAAACCCAAAGGAGATCATTGAATCCGTCCTCAGGGTATGTTCCGGAGCTGATTTTATCAACGCGACTGACTTTACTGCACAAGACGCGACAGTCACGTTGGTCGATCGTCAGATCGAGCTCTACTTGCTCAAATGCCTGTTTGACAAAGACCACCATGAGGTCATTGAGAACTGGCACTGGACAGACTACTGCGGACGTGTCCTCTACGGCTCGCCCGGCACCAAACGCGTATCCCACGACTTCGACGGGTCGCGCGGCAGCGGAAGTCCATTCACCACCTTCGGCAACACGCCGTTGACTGGTCTATACGCGTACATAGCGCTGCGGAAAGACGGTTTTGATCCGTCAGCCGCCTATGCGAAGCTTGGCATTTATTCCGGGGATGATGGGATCACTGCCAATGTTTCGGCCACAGCATGCGATAAAGCCGCAGAGATCATGGGTTTCATCGTCAAGTCAGAAATCTGCGAGACGTACGTCCCATACCTCGGCCGCATCTTCCATGATCCTATCGAAGGCTCTACCTCCTCGATCCAGGATCCCAAACGAACACTCGGCAAGCTTGCTACCACTCTGTGTGACCCGAACCAAGTCACCGCTCACGAATCTATGCTGCTTAAGGCAATGTGTCTACAAGTCACAGACCGAAACAGCGACTTCTTCGGTGACTGGTCAAAGAAAATGCTCGAAGACGCAGGTCAACAGCAACAACAAGCGCTCAAGTCGAGGTTGCTCAAGTTTGAGAACCTGCATCCCTACTTTGCCATCACCGGTCTCAAGACTAAGACTACTTTCGACAACCATCCAGGTGACTTTGAAGAACTCTTTGAAACACAGATGCCTGGATTTGATTGGAGTAAGTTCCATGACTGGGTCGCGAACGGCACGGGCCAATGCCCCACTCTGTGGAAACAGCCCGAGCCGACCGACGAAGAGATGGAAGCAGTCGGACCCGTCCGCCTCTGCATGAATGGTGTGAACGACGAAGCGAATACAATTCCTTATGAACGCGCTGAAGAGTTAACACCACCCAAGGCGACAGTGAAACCGAGGAGCAACTCCGACCCCGTTAAACGACGCAACAAGTCGGAAATGAAAGAGCTCACTTCGAAGCTTAAGGAGGCTGGCCTACTTGCTGATTATCGTGCCGCCAAAATCGACCCAAAACTCACACCTGAAGAAAACCGCGTGCGTACCGAAACGCGACGCCGGCTGGTGCGGGAAGTCGAATCACGATCCAAGTAGCCTGCTGTGGCATCACGCTAGTTTCACGATATCTGGCGTTATACTAATAAATCGTAACCCCGCGATGGCGGCGTGGGGGATGAATTTCGCGAAATATCGATCTTCCCCCCGTCGTACACAATGACGGACTCTGCAAGAACACGTTTTATGAATCGTCCGAAAATTCGTGCTCTCCCGAACACAGTCGCTGGTCGCAATGAGAAAGAGCGTCGGTGGCTACAGCACAAACAATCCCCACAATTCCGTGCCGGTGGCCAAACGGTCCGCGGCAAAGGGAACTACTTCATGAAGGCGCTCAGAGCCGTTGACAACAACGTGCTCAAACGCCTTCCAAGCGGCACTTTCGGTGCTGCCGGTGAAGCAATTGGCTCACGCTTCGGCGCAGGCGGTCTTGGCCGCGCCGCTGGCGAGTTGATGGCACAAATCACTGGCCGTGGCAATTACACCATCCAGCATAATTCAATTATTGCTGGAGATGCCATGAAACCAAACCAACTCTCCTTTTCACCATCCGGCTCCGCATCCGTGCGTATCCGCAAAAGGGAGTACATTGGTAAGGTCACGTCACCTGAAGAGCCGTACCCATTCCATCAGCAACGCTTCCGCTTGCAGTGTACAGATGGAATCACCTTCCCCTGGTTGTCAGACATCGCCGGCCATTTCACCGAGTGGCAGTTGTGTGGATGTGTTCTCTCATTCGAGACATCGTCCAGCAATTACTCTCAGAACATGGCTTTGGGTACAGTTGCGATTGGTACACAATACAACGCAAACGAGCCAGAGTTCAGGGACCTTGAGGACATCCTCCAGTCACCCTACCACACTCGTGGCAACCCCAGCGAGACCCTGCTACACGGAATCGAATGTGACCCATCCCTCCAAGTATCAGAGAAACTGTTCACACGTCGCCCAGGCTGTGCAGGCCCACCCAACTTGTATGATCATGGTGTGGTGACTGTAGCCACCGAAGGACTGCCCGCTACATCAGCTGGCTCAGTCATTGGTCGGCTCTTCATCACATACGACATCGAGCTTAACCTGCCAGTCCTGCCGTCTCGTCACATCATCTCTGGAGGCTACATTTCTTTTGGATCACGGAACCCGAGCAACAAGGCTCTGGGTGAAGTGACTAGCTCCCACAAGTTCTGCGGTGACCTTTCATTAGGCACAGCGCCCGGATCTCAGGTCCTGCAGCTGTCCCCGAAAGAAGGTCCACACGTTAACCCACTGAGCGCCACCGGATCAACCATCATGTGGATGTCCGATTCCACATCTACCGCTCCCTACGAGACCTTCATGACCTTCAAGCTGGCGGGCACATATCAAGTGCTGCTGCAAATGTACAACACCAGTGGTCAATTCCCGCAACAACTCACCACCGAGTCCTGCGAGCCTTACGACGCCTCGACCGTCGTCACTCCAGGATTCATCTCGGCGAACGATGTCTGCGGCAACGCCACGTCATCAGCTGCATTTGTGTTCACCATCGACACAAAGAAGGATGAAGGCACCGTGGTCTTCAAACGGCTTGACTCTGTACACCAATATGTCACAGCCGTCACGGTAACCATTTGTTGATCAGCCGGTGATCATAAATTAATCTGAACGAATTCGTTAAATGTCGGTCCCACCTATCTCCATTGACCTCCCCGAATGGTTCGCTGAACACCTTATCGACCTGCGTACTCTCGATTATCCCAGCTTCGTTGAGTTTCTTCGTGACCCGCCAGTTGGCAGGACCGAGTTCTTCACAAAGTTTGCGGACATCAATCGGCAGACAGGTTTCAAACGTTCCGGACCAGCCGGGTGGACGTATTTCCCAGTACACGAAACGGGCCAGATGGCACGGGTGTCCTACACTTCTAAGGACCACCTCTTCCACCTGAGCGCCGTGGTCAACCTCGTTGATCACACCGAAACCGAGACTGAGGAAACGTTCCGTGCTAGCGAATACGCGCTTGTCACGGTGGACAATTTGTCACCACACGGCAAAACTAGGAAGAGAGGCACTGGTAAGAAGGTGACCGTCTTCTACAGCTAAGTCGTTTCAAACATCGCACCC